ATCTTTGTGCCGGCAGCAGCGGTCGAGCCAAGATAGGCGGGAGCTGTTGTTGCTAGATCAATGAAGTTAGTAGTACCGGTAGCTCCTGAGGAGTTTATGGTTGCCCGTGTTAAATAGACACTGGGATCAACAGAAATAATCCGGTTGCGAAAGTCTTGATACCCCTGCTCTAGGTACGTCGAGGCATTGCCATCTGTCAGAAAAGTTGAGTCTGACTCGTCAGCAAAAGACCGGAACATGGCAAACACCTGGCCACCATTCATTAGCCCGTACCTCCCTGCCTCACGTTAGAAAGGCCTTGTTCGGGGCTGGGATTACCCTCGACGGCGCGACGCTGAGCGAGGCTGTTACTGTATGCGCCTGCTACTTGCTGCTGCGCCTCGGGGGAGCCAGAGGTTGCAATGATGGCACGAGCGTTCTGCTCTTTATCGGTAACTCTCGGGAAGACGGTTCGCTTGTTGTGAGCACGAGCCGCCTCTTCGTCAGGCTGCCCGAATACCACACAGGAAATAAGGACATCTCGAATGTATTGCTGGCGGTCTGGTGACAGCTCGTAGAACATCTTGGTCTGAACAAAGTCGCCAAAGACTTTGATAAAGGCCTGGATATCATCTGTCGGAAAGATTTCGATCATGTGCCCACGGGTAACAGCGTTAAGCATTTCCTGAGCATGAGATAGACCACGCATCTTAGCGGTGACGTAAGCGTTACCAGTCTTAAAGTCTAACTCCTGAAGCGCCTGCTCTCGATCGAGCAAGCCCAGTTGCATTAGCTCTAGGATCTTTTTGTCTCGATCTTGCTTCTCGTCGCGGAACAAGGAGCCCGCTTCGATAAAGATCTCGGGGTCGTCTACTAGTTCCGTTGAACGCAACTGGCGAAAGACTACTTGGCCAGTAGCATCCATGATGCGAATCATTCGCTCTTCGCTAAAGAAATTCTTCATTAGCTTTAAGACGACATTCCCCATGTCTCGGACAGCTTGCTCAATATTCTCCTGGGTAACCTGAAGCTGCTGCATGTCCTTGCCGGCCAGCGCCTCAATAGCTGCGCCCGACTCAATGCCAATAGCTCGCTTGCCAAGGGAGGTACTGTGAATACCAGCGACATCCATCATCTCAGCAGAGAGTTGTTTGATATTGTCATATACATACTGGGGCATAGGTGCCGCAGCAATTTGCTGGGGAGCAGGACCTGCATTGGCGTTGTAGAAAACCTTCTCGCCAGGCTTTGAGGTAGAAAGAGCGTTTTTGCTAATCCCAGCGTTCTTTGGAATGAGCCATTTGGGATTACCCATCAGCTCTACGTTTTCTGTAATCTGGCCACGGCCTCGGTTGTAAAGAACCTGTAGCTCAAGGAGAGGCTCAATAAGGCCAATCCCCCACACACGACCGGGCACATGTGTATAATTCACAAACTGAAGGGGCATCGTATTTGCTGGCAGCTTAGATTTATGCAGCCATTTATCCTGCAATAGAATGCCCGTATAGCCGTCCTTATGAAAGACCTCAAAGATCTCCACACGGTCCTGAAGGTTATATCCCTGTGTCATTGCGACCGTTTGATTCAGGGAGGTGTTATAAACAATTGATGGGGCTGGGCTTTTGTTGATGAACTCAGCGTGGTCCGGAAAAGCCCGAGCAAGCTCCTTCTTATGAACGAGGGTGCGTACAGCGCACCACCGGCTTTCATCTGGAGTTGCCGCACCGGCCTCAAAGAATAGATCATAGGCACTAATAGCCTTTGTAAGGACCTCATCTTTATCTGCATCATAGTAAGTATGCAGGGCTGCATTTCCCGTAAGGAGGAGGGATTCGATCAGCTCAATGAGCGTGTCCTTTACGTTCGATGAATGCCAGTACCATTTTAAGGCCGTCTCGGAAGACTGCGCTTTTACAATATCCTCAACGCTATCTGAGGCTGGAAGAACAGTCAGACTCGGATAGGCCATTGAAAGGCGAGCAAGCATGTTCCTGTAAATATTCAGGATCATATTAATGGTAACGCGGTGCCGCTTGTTCCGGGGATAATCACCTACCCAATACTGGCTGTTTCTATCGAAACGTAGGTGCTGCTTCCCCTGGAGGAAGAGGTTGCACATATCCCACAACCTAACAAAAGGCAGCTTTTGCTGCCTTGAGCGGTCGATATCCTTTTTGAACCGAGCCCCCTTGAGGGGGAAGTCCTCCTGGACAACGAGAACAACCGGCTCTCCCGCTGCTTCCATTACTCGTCCGCCTCTTCCGAAACTTCACCCTCGGTTGAGCCCTTGCCCAGCGAGGGAATCTTCTTACTCATAATCGCAGCCTTTTTCTTTTTAGCAGCGGCCATCCGCCTCTTATCAGCATCTGATCTGCCGTCAATGTTAGGGGCACCGCCTTTCAGGTAACCTAGAGCGGCACTGCCTGCTGTAACCCAGGGATTCCCAGTGGCGGCCCCTTTAAGACCACCCTCAATTGCCCCAACAACGCGGTCCGGTGAAAGGAGGCCTTTGCTTTTGCTCTTGCTCTTCTTCTTCTCCGGAAGATCGTAGGTGCTTTGAGTTTTAAATGTCATGTGAGCCTCCGCCACGGCACCCCTCCCCCCCTAAAGGGGGAGGGGGCCTAGTGGTTAAGCGTTAAACGTAATACCCACTAAGATGGCATTCCGATTTGGCTCTTTACAAACCAAGTCGTAGTACCAGCGGACAAAGCCTTCCCACTCATCGTAGTTAGGACGACGGCTCAAGATGTTACCATCCATGTTGGCCATACCGAAAGCCTGAAGCTCGGTAACCGTCCAGGTACGAGTGTTGAGGAAGATGGCCAAGCCCTTGCCGCAATGGCGAGAGACCTTCACCGGAATACCGGAGAAAGCAAACCCACTAAACCCGGCGTCGCCTCGACCAGGAGCCGCATTGACATCCTTGTAGAGGTTACCCGCACTCGCCGCCGAAGCGGTCCACAGCAATGCCGCAGCATACTTCTGACGCATGATCGGGTGCATGTAAATGCAGTCAGGATTATCGCCGCCAAGGACGAGAATCTGATCAAGCATTGCTTGCATCCGCTCAAAGTCAATTTCAGCCGCAGCTACGTCTGCCGGACCAGCAGTCGTGTACAAGTTCGTCTCAACAGCGGCAGCACGGAGTTCGTGGTTACCACCTTCAACCGGACGAGCAATCGAAGCCTGTGCGGTACCAACAACACCGGAAGCGGTAGTGCTGGTCAGGTTCCGGTCAATACCGAAGTGAACCTGCTTGCACAGATTGCCATAGAGGCCCATCTGCTCGTTATCAACAACCGCAGAGATGCTGAACTGGGTGGTGCCATTGTTAGCGGTAAACACTTGGTTACCACCGGCAACACTGTGTGCTCCCGAGGCCTTAACACGAATAGCAGCGGGCACGTTTGCACGAAGCGCCGTGTTAGACGGGAAGGAACCACCACCACCAGCGAGGTAATTGTCGCCAGTGCCGGCAGCCGTTGCCATAGCCACAAGGCTAATGGTTGTGTCAGATGCGCCAACGCCAGTGTAAACACCACCGACAAGCTCACTGATTACCATAGTGCCATTGCCGACATAAGAACTGCTGTAGGTATCCAGACGGATAACATCGCAAGAGAGAATGTCGGTAGCCGCAGCACCATTTCCACCGCGAGCAGTAGTCTGCAACGCACGGACGTGATCCTTGTTGCCACTGAAGTTGAAGACGTCCAGGTTGTTTTGCCCGGTGTCCTTACGACGCCAGATGAAACCGACCCAACCGTTTCCGGTATACATAGCCTGGTTTGCTTTGACCTTAACGTCCGTGACCAAACGGTCCATTTCACTCTGAACGTAAGTAGCGAAGCTATTCGCCGTGGTCTTAGCAGAGGCAATTGCCTGTCCGGTCAGACGGAAGCGCCCATAAAGGTACTTCGCCCGAATGTCGAGATTGACATAATCCTGTTGACCAGCAGTAGGAAGCTCGGCGCTCTCAGCGAGAAAGTCGGTTCCGGAGTTGCGGCTCAGGTGGACGGGGATAATGACGCGGCGACCTTGCCAGTCGAGCGTCGTCTTAGTAAAAAGCTGAACCATCTCTAATTGAGAGTTCAGCGCTTCGATGATTGGACCCTGATAAAATTCTTTTAGAATGGGATCCAGATCAGAAACTGTAACAGCCATGGCTACTAGCCCTTATCTTGTAAGAAATTAACTAAAGCGTCACGAGCCGTGTTCATATTCAACTCCGTTTTCTCAGGAGTTGCCCCAGCAACAGCCGGGCTAGATAAGGAACCAACTCGTGGCGCGACACCTTGTGTCTGCTGCTTATATCGAGCCAACGCTGACTCTTCAATTTCCGCAACAAACTGTGAGTAACTCTCCGCAACTTCCTGCGCTGTCAACTCGGGGTTTCCAGCAATAGCCTCCAGAATTACCTCTTGGGGAACATCTGGATGTGTTTGAGTTACAACAGCCAATTCGCCCTCAAGCTCATTTTCTGCCGCCATCTCATCCAGTCGTTCGAGGCGTTGTTCAAGCTGAGCATAACGATCGTCTGCCTGTTCGGGCACACCATCGTCTACGTCGTCCCAAATGCTATGAGCCTGTTCTGGCTCGGGCGCCCGCTCTTTCTGAGGAGCCGCTTGTCCTTGCTGCTGAATATACAGAATCTGTTCTTCAAGCTGCTGGACTTGGTAGCGGAGGTCATTCCGAGTATCGATTACACTTTTAAACCTTGAATAAGGCACCTGGTG